CGCTCATAACTTCCTTGCGTTGGCTGCTTTCTTTGATGATGCGTAGTTCACGATTTCTATTTTCTACCAGTGATTGTGTATCTGCAACAACTCGTGCTGCTTCTTCTAATTCTGCTTCTTTGACTGCAACTACTTTGAGAAGTTTAGCTGTCTCAGATTTTTCATTTAGATGACTTGCAGCATATTCGCTGGCAAAGCTTTCAAAAATCCTGCGACCAAAGTCATTTCTACGAGCAGCTTCAATGTCTTCACGTAGCTGAGTCATTTCAGAACGCAGTCCTTTTGCGACTGTTTCTTCAATGATTTTAGCGGAACGTGCTACAAAATCTTTCTTGATTTGTTCAAACTTGGCCTTGCTTTCGCGAACCAATTTTACTTTGGTTTCGGCCAAATCTTTCTTGTCAGTGTGGAATTCTGCGATTTCTTTCGCTAGTGCATCCACGATAAAAGATTCTAATTTTTCAACATTACCAGCTACTGCTTTACGATCTTCGTGTAGTTCTGCAAGTTCTTTCTTGAGATTCTGAAGCACAAATGATTCCATAGCTTTGGAATCAGACTTCATTTTCTTTGCGTACTTGGCACGAGCTTCAATTAGTCCTTGGCGGTCTTCTGCAAGCTCGCCTAGTTCTGATTGCAGGCGATCTGTTAGCATAGCTTCAACAGCTTCTACCATAGCGCCTTTGTCGTGTTCATATTTCTGTGCAAATTCTTCACGTAGTGTAGCAGTGACTTCATCACGGTTTTCTTGGATTCTGCTATTCCAAGCGAATTCAATTTCCGATTTGATTTCCTCGGAAATCACATTGTTTTCGAACAACTGTTTTACGATATCTAACATGTGATTCTCCTTGTTATTTGAGATTTGAAATTATGCGTTTCAAACTCTCTGCTAGGTATTTTTGTGCCTTAGGGTCGCCTTGAACTTGCTGTGCTATTTGATAGGCCTGATAACCGCCTGTGTTATTCATTAGATGTTCATATACTGGTGTAGGATAAGCGCCGGGTGCGCTGGGCTGTGCTACAACATCTACAGTGATAATCTCAAATCCTTGTACTTTACCTTCGCCGTCAACTTCTCCACTACCTCTAGAACTGACGCCTAGTTTAACTCCCGACTCCAACATGGTCTGAATCAACTGACCCATAGGAGTTGGAAGTATTTTTAGTTTTCCGTAGCCGTTAGGACCATCCATCCACATCTTGGTAATCATATGACTAACACGATCTAGATTGATTTTTAAATCCTGTGGGTGATCAACTTCTCCCAGCACAGAGTAACCGCCAGCGATCTGCTCGTTGAGCGTTTTGACAGCCTTGCCAATTTCTTGAGAAGAATAAACACGTTGGTTTGCATTGCGGATATCTCCTTGAATGCAAATACCGTTTAAATGCAGCGACTTTTTACCGTCACTGCCTTCTTCGCTCTCCAAGACAATCTTAGCCTGATCGTAACTCAAATGTTCTGCTAGTGTAAGTTTCTTCACCGTTAGATCCTATTATCTACGACCACGGAAAAGGCTTTGCTTGTTGTCAGCGGATTCTTTAGAACCAGCTTTCTCAGCACCATGTCCGGGCTCTTTCTTAGAAAAAGCACCACCAGCTTTACCGCCTGGGACATTGATGTTACCAGCATTATCTTCAGTTGGCTTACCTTTCAACAGTCCAGAACCTTTAAGTTCGCCTGTTTCTGAACCAGGTGCGCCATTTTTTCCGCTGAGAATGTTAGCAGTTGTGCCGCCCATGTCATTCTTGCCAGCTACGATTGATTTGGTATTGACACCGTTGTCGCCCATTTTTGCAGGAGCAACTTTTTCCACGTATTCACGCACAGTTTCAAGATCGAAATCATCTTTCATTTTGTCGCCCATGCCGCCCATGTCATCATCGCCCATGTCGCCCATGTCATCACCACCTTTGAGTTCATCAAATTTGGCCTGTAGTTCGTCAACAATACTGTCTAGATCTTGGAATAATTCTTCTTCGGATTTTTCTTCCATGTCGTCGTCACCCATTTCTAGATCACCTTCTAGGTCATCTGTAGGGTCGCCACCCATCATATCTGGATCTTCGTCATCAGCTTCGATAGCGATGTCTTCAAATTCTTCGTCTACTTTTTCGTCTTCTGCATCATCATCTTTTGCAGCTTCTTCTACATCCTCGTCATCTTCATCTTTTTCTTCTTCTTCAGCAATTTCGCTGTCGATCAAAGATTCATAGATTTCACGGGATTGTTGTACCACGTACTCGTGGAATAATTCTTCAGCTTTCGCTTGATCGTCGTTAACAAGATGCTCAAGCATCTGTTGCAACAGTTTTTTGTCTGCCATGTTATGTTCTCCTATATAGTCAAGGCTGTAAGTTATTTAACACTATGATTACAAAAAGGTGTTAAATGGTAGTTTTTTGATTGATTTGATCGGAATATATAGCGCCTGGAAACGTTTTATCAATATCTTGAAAAGTTATATGGCTGAGATTTGACAACGTTGGTCCTAGTCTATCAGGTATAAATGCCCCAGGTTCTATCACCCTAAAGAATTTCACGTGCCTAAATTCTTTAATTACTTTTTCAGTTTGGCTGAGCCAATTGCCGAAATAAGTGGCGCTGTCTGAGCTTTTTTTATAGTTATGAGTATCTGCATACACGTTATTAAACTTGCCGTTATCGCCTTGATAGTCAAAGCCAAATATGTAGATATCCTTGTGCCCCTGTGTGGCAGCGAACCATAAAGCTGTGGGTCCTGAGCTCCAACCCTTGTGCGGTGAAAAGAAATTGATATTGTGTTTGGTACTGATACCTTTGTTGGGATTGGTCCAAACCTGATTTTTTTTGTGATAGCCCGCATCTATGATTTCGTTGACCATTTTAACGTCTACAGCTATCAAATAATGTGGGGCATATTCTCTATACTGTGCATTGCAGCCATAGACTATACCGCGATCCATTATACTGAGATGATTTAATTTCAGTCTGCTAGTGCCGTTGCCTACAACGAATGCAGGATTATGCTGCAGGTGCTGCTTCTGCTGGGGTTGCATACATTTGCCTAATAAATCCCAGTTCTGACTCCGATTCTACTTGATGTGCTTCTGCCTGCAGTCTCAGTTGATTGATCTGTCTTAGAGTCAAACGTATTTTTCTAGTGTCACTTTTTTTCACTACTGACGAATCTCTGCCAGCATCGTATCTACGATCATTGGCAAAGTCGTTGTTTTTTTCGTTAAAATAAAAAAATTCGTTTAGAAGCATAATGTATTTATTATTGAACTGGTGCTTCTGGAACTGCTGCTTCTGCACCGTCTGCACCTGCTTCTGCAGCTGCCATGTCTGCAGGTGCTTCTGCTGTCTGTGCTGCTGCATCTGCGGCCATACCTCCAGCCGAGACACCCACACTTCTCAACTGACTCTGTGCATCGGGATCTGGTTTTAATACAGTTCCGTTTTCTTCTCTCCACATCTTTTCGTTTTCTTTGATTTCTTCTTCGCTGAGTCCTAGGAAGCGTTTCATTGCAAATCGCTTACTGAGATGCGGAATAGCTATAACCTGACTGAATGTTGCGGCTCGAGCTGTATCTAGTTCACTCTGGCGGTAAGCAGCAAAGTTTTGCGGTGAATTAAATTTTAATTCAAACAGACCGTTATCTATGTTGATGCCCTGAGCGTTTAGCCACAGTTTAAATTCTAGATCAAATGTTTCTACAATCATTGACTGTAGGCGTTTACAGTATTCGTTGAATCTTAGTTCTTGTATGTAGGCAGTTCCTACTTTACCGTCTGCCATGGTGTTGGGTTGTTCATCTATGGCTGTAGGAAGATAGGAACTAGGAATACGCAATGCCCTGAACAGTTTGTTGGTAAAATACCGCAGATCTGTAATTTCACCTAGATTAGTACCGCCGGGCAGTGTTTCAACTTTTGATCCACGGCCTTCTGCTGTCTGTGGGAAAAAGTAGTCTTCATTGACACTTAGCGGATTATAACTAGCATCAATAACATTGGCGCCGCCACCTGTTGAGCTAGGAATACGACGTTGTTGTATTTCGTTTTTTACACGCTCGACAAAACTCATGGCCATGTGTGCCGGCATGTTTCCAACGTCCACATAGAATATGCGTCGCTCTGGAGCACGTTGTATACGATAGATGATGATGGCATCTTCTAAGAGTTCTTTCTGCTTGTAGACCTTGAACACTGATTCCAAGATGCTGTTGCCAAAAGGATAGTTGTTGTCCAGTCCTTCGCTCATAGAAATATGCACAACATGTTTGGCATCTATGGTAACTTCATTGGTCTGTGTGCTGAATCGTGTGCCGGGAGGCTGTGCTGCTGAGCCAACCATGCCGCGACCAGACCCTCCGCCTGTGGTATATGAACTGGTTCCGCTGGGTGCTGTGTTTGTGGTACCATGTGGAGTTACTGCTACCATGTCTTTGAAGTTGAAGTTGATATCCCTGATTACATACTGTTCGGGTATCTTGCCTTCTGATTCGTTAACTATGATTTTGGTAACCTTGGCAGCATCCACAAACAACCACTTTTTGGTTTCTGGATCTCTCACAAAGAAACAGTCACCGTATTTGAGTGCGTTTCTGAAAATACGAAATATACGAGTTTCAAACTGTTGTTGCTTGCTCCATTTCTGCAGACTATCTTTGAGTAGTTTAACTTCAGTGGCAGTGGGACTGCCTTTGAAAAATGTATTAAATGGTGTGCGGTTTTCTTTTTCTTTTTGTGTGCAGAACTCTGTGAGAATATCTAGAGCAGCATTAACTTCTGAATCCATGTCCATGGTATCATACTGCATGTATCGTTCTACACGATTGGGTGCACCTGCGTAGACATCTGGTAGGAAACTGGAGTAGTTTGCTCTAGCTGGACCAGGACGGCCACGGCCGCTGATCGGACTCATAGAGCCGCCCGAGTTGTCAATTTTTACAGGGGTAAAGTGTCTTTTCCAGCTCATGCTTTATATAAATTTCCGTTTAGGCTCTTGGCAGCTTCGTAGGTAGCATAGGTATTAGAAGTGGTTTTGGCTGACAGATCTAATAACTTTATCATATGTGTATTTAACTCCGCCATTAGCGTTTCTAAAGATTGTGGTTTTTTTGTTTCTTCTTCTTTCTTCTTCTTGGCATCTTCTTCTTCTTTCTTCTTGGCGTCTGCATCTGTTTTGGCCTTAGCATCTGCTTCTTGTTTTTTCTTTTCTGCATCAACTTCCATTGATTTCTTAGCTGCGTCTGCAGGAGCAGTGGCTGCAGGAGTAGTTTTATTAGCTGCGTCTGCAGGAGCGGCAGTTGCAGGCGCAGTGCCGCTGCGCTGTTTAGCCAATGTTTCTGCTTCTGTTAGAGCTTTTAGTTTGGCTTCAGCAGCTTCAATTTTTTCAGCAGCAGCTTTCTTTTCTGCACCAGTTTTGGCACCTGCTAGCTCTTTATCTGCTGCTTCTTTTTCTTTAGTGATTTCGCCTTTTTTGATACCTATCTCAACTGCTCCCCCTTGTTTGGCGCTGAACTGCTTTAATAATGCTTCTGGTCCAGATGTATAGTCCATAGACATTTCTGCTGCTTTGGCCGCGGCTTGTCGCCCAGCTAATTCTTTTTGTGCAATTTTTTTGTTAGCTTCTGCAAATAAACTTCTTTCTTTAATTGTTTTTTTATTTTGATCTACTTCAGCAAGTTTTGCAGCTACTTTAGCATCTTTTTCTGCTTTTGCTGTTGTAAGCGCCGCGTCCACCACCGTGTCACGTTGTTCTTTTCTAGCAGCTCTTTCTTTTTCACCTGCTTCATAAACGTCTTTGCTTATACCACCTAGAGCGTTAGGCAGTTTTACACGTATTCCGTCTATCAATCCAAGAAATCCATCTACAACTCCTTCCATTAGTGATTTAATACCTTCCACACTGAAATACTTTCTAAAGACTTGCCATGCTTCTGATACCACCGTTCCTAGAGTTTTAAACATATCTACCACAAACTGTGATTGCAAAACAGTTTGATTAAACCACTTGTACATGTCAGTGACTACACCCACCACTGCGCCTATGATAGCTCCTAGAATCTTAAATGCTTCTCCTATCACAGATCCTACTTCAATTATGGTTTGTTCTAACCAATCAAATCCTCCACCAAGCTCATTTGTTGTAGCAAACAAGCCAGACACTGCATTCCAGAGTTCACCAAATGGCTGCATAAGACCTTGTACAGCTTCAAATAATCCACCGAATGCTAATTCTAATCCTGCTACCACACTGTTCACAATGCCAAACAAGAAATTAAATGCTTCATCGACTACATCAATCACACCTTTGAAATCTTCGAATTTCATGCTGACGCTTTCCAGAGACTTGCCAATCTTTTCTATCATAGGTCCAAAAATCAATTTCAGACCTAGACTGATCTTTTCAAACAGTGCAGATACTACTGCCAGCACTGGTGGAAAAGCTTTCTGGAAAATATCTACGATAGGTCGTATACCTTTGTCCAGTGCCTGTAATGCTGGTACAAGTACTGCATTAGCAATATCTGCTACTAGGCCAACAGCACTGATTAATAGATCTAAAAACCCGCTGTTGGCCAATATTCCTGTAAAAGTGTTGCTAAGGCCTGCTAACACTTCTTTCATTTTGTTCATTTTTTCATTGAACTTGTCTGTGTTAGCTGCGGCTTTTTTCTGTTCCTCAGTTCCTTCTTTGAGTGCGTTAGCATTTATCTGTTGAGTAGCAGCCAGTCTGTTTACAGTTCCAGCCAGCTCTGCATTAGCAGCACCTGCGCTCTTTATGCTCTGTAATTGTTTACCTCCTTCGGACTTCATGAGGTTGTTTAGAGCATTACGTTCTTCTAAGGTAACTGCTTCACCGCGCTGCATTTTTTGATTCATTCTCTGCAGCATGGCCGCACTCTGCGGCATCATGGCCATTAGCTTTTGGTTTTCTTCTGTGGTAGCTGTACCAGTAGCCATAATGTCTTTGGCAAAATCTTGTAGACCATCTGGTAGCCCAGTTGTAACAGCAAGAAAACTTTTTCTTACACCATCCCCAAGTCCAGACATAGACGCCTGAAACTGCGCATCTTTTGCCATTGCTTCCATTTGCGCTTCGACCTGCTGACGACTTTTGCCTGTGACTTTGGCCAGCAGATCTAGTTCTTTCATATAGCTTCTAGCACCTTGTGCTAGTTGCGCATTAGACTGCTTACCTTGCAGTCCCTGCAGTTTCATAAGATTACCGTATTTGGCTAATCCTTGATTTATTTCTGCTGTGCTAAATCCCAATGCGTATAAGTCGCTGCTGGTAGATCTCAACTGTTTAGAAACCTTGGCAAAGTTAGCAGCGCCACCTTCTGTGGTAGTTCCGAACGCTCCCATAGCTTGACCATTTGCAGCTATCAACGCACCAAATTCTTGTAGATTCATGCCAGCAGTGGTGGCCGCTGCTGAAAACTGAGTTATGCTTCCTCCAAAACTAGATCCTGCGGCTGTAGCAGCACCATAGGCAGCTAACATTCTGTCAGCGGCTCCTGCTACCATGGTAAATATTTTTCCTATCACAGGAAGACCGCTGAATATACTAGCAGCGTCTGAGGCATCATCACCCATGCGAGCTAGTGCGTCAGCAGCAGATAATCCTTTTTCAGCAAGGTCTATACCTTGTTTTACAACACCAAATAATGCGCCTGTGGCTAATCCAGCTCCGCTGGCTATTTTTCCAAGACCTCCGGCTACTACACCTGCAGCTTTACCAACTCCAAATAGTGCTGATCCTGCTGCAGAACCAGCTTTTCCGAATATGCCGCCTCCTGCTCCACCGCCTCCTGCTCCACCGCCTCCTGCTCCACCACCTCCTGCTCCACCGCCTCCTGCTCCACCGCCTCCTGCTCCACCACCTCCTGCTCCACCACCCGCTCCTCCAGAAC